CGTCGGCAAACCTCAGGAGGGTACCGACAGTGCCGACGAAAACGAGCCGTCATTCGGTTACACCCTGCGCCGCAAAGGAATGCCGGTAGTAGATAAATACGATGGCGTCGGCAAAAAGGTGAATTACTGCCGTTATACCGATATCTACAAAGTTGCCGTGGTCGGTGGCGATGCCGGGTATCTCATTAGCAACATCGTGAAATAAGGAGACGGTCATGGGTACAACTCAGCAGGTCATTCTGACCACTACCGTGACGGCCAGCGCGGCGCTGACGCAACAGCGCTTTGTCGGTGCCGATAACGCACCCTGTCAGGCCGGAGCCGTCGCGCTCGGCGTGGCAGAGGTGGATGCCGCTGCCGGTGATGTAACGCCGGTCAACGTACTGGGTATTGTTGCCGTCGAGGCCGGTGCCGCGATTACCAGGGGGCAGAACGTCCAGTCGGATGCGAACGCCTGCGCCGTTCCCCAGACAGCCGCATCAGGTGACACCCCAGCAGGCATTTCTGCCGGGATTGCGCTGGATGAGGCACTGGCCAAGGGCGACGTTATCCGCATCCTGCGCGGGGTGTGACATGTACTGCTCTCTGGCGGATTTGCTTGAGCAGGTGCCGGAGCGGACGCTTATCCAGCTCACCAACGAGGAGCTGGATTTCGACACGCCCGCAGCGGTGAAGACAGAGGTGGTGGATGGCTGTATCCGCTATGCCGATGAGCTGATTGATGCCCATCTGCGCGGACGCTATACCCTGCCGCTGGCGGAGATACCGACCGTTCTGCGGGACATTGCCATCACGCTGGTGCGTTACCGGCTCTACACCCGTCGCCCGGAAGGGGCTGTCCCGGACACCGTGAAGGATGATCACAAAGAAGCCCGGCGTCAGCTGGAGGCTCTGCGTGATAACAAGCTCACGCTGGGGCTGCAGTCCACTCAAAAAGACGTTCCCGAGTCCGGTGAAATCCGGGCGCGGGCACGCCGCCCCACCTTTGGCGGGCGCGACGGCTTACTGGAGAAATACTGATGAACGTTCTGCCCGTCCTCGATGCTGTGCTGGCCCGGTTGCGCGAGAAGCTGCCGCAGCTGCAGGTGGAGTACTTCCCGGAGAAACCGGCTGAATATCGCCTCAATCATCCTGTCGGGGCGTTGCTGCTGAGCTATGCCGGTTCGCGCTTCGACAAGCCGAATGATATCGGGGCGGTGATCCAGCCTCAGACTATCCAGCTCTGCGTCACGGTGGTCTTCCGCCAGCTCAACGGTAAAAGAGGTGCGATTGACGTCCTGGATGCAGTCCGCCGCATCCTCGGTGGCTACACCCCGCCGAACTGCCGCCGTCGTATCTGGCTGACCCGCGAGGTGTTTATTGGTGAGGTCAAGGGGCTGTGGCAGTACGCCCTCGACTTTGCCACTGAAAGCGTCTTTATCGAAGACAGCGATTTACCGTCCGGCCCGCTGTTAACCGAAGTGAACTATGAGGAAAGCGTGTGATGAAAGAATACCGCTATTCCGGCCCGGCCAGCGGCGTCACGCTGTCGGACGGAACTGAAATCCTGCTCTGGCCGGGGAAGAATGTTTCCCTGCCGGAGGAGCATGACTACGTGAAGGTACTGGTGGCGCTGAAGCATCTGACGCCGGTATCTGAAGAGACTAAACCCGCCAGCATACCGGCTGTGCAGTCACCAAAGCGCAGGAACGGCGGCGACAGCGAAGTGAAAACGGAGGACTCCCATGGCGGCTAACTATCTGCATGGCGTCGAAACCATTGAGGTGGAAAACGGTGCTCGCCCGGTTAAAACGGTGAAGTCTGCCGTCATTGGCCTGATTGGTACTGCCCCGATGGGGGACGTCAATACGCTGGTGCAGTGCCTGTCTGAGAAAGATGCAGCGGCGTTTGGCAGCCAGCTCACCGGCTTTACCATTCCGCAGGCACTGGATGCGATCTACGACCATGGCGCAGGCACCGTTCTGGTCATTAACGTGCTTGATCCAGTTGTGCATAAAACCACTGTGGCCGATGAAGACGTAACGTTCGACAAGGCGACGGGCAAAGCGCAGCTGGCTAATCCGGTGGTCGCGCAGCTGGTGCTGAAACCGGACAGCGATGGCCAGCCTTATGTGGAAGGTCAGGACTACTCGCTTGATGCACAGACCGGGGTGATTACCAACCTCGGTAAGAGCATTGCTGCAGATGCAACGGTGAAGGCCAGCTATAACTATGCTGATCCGACCAAAGTCACCCCGGCTGATATCATCGGTGCCGTTAACGCGGCGGGCAACCGTACCGGCATGAAGCTGCTCAACGACAGCTTCAACCTGTTTGGCTACTTCGCCAAAATCCTGATTGCCCCGGTATTCTGCACCCAGAACAGCGTCTCGGTTGAGCTTATCGCCATGGCTGAGAAGCTGGGCGCGGTGACCTACATCGACGCGCCGATTGGTACCACTTTTGCGCAGGCTCTGGCGGGGCGTGGCCCGGAAGGCACCATTAACTTCAATACCAGCTCCGACCGCGTCCGTCTGTGCTACCCGCACGTCAAGGTGTACGACGCGGCCACCAACAGCGAACGGCTGGAGCCGCTGAGCCAGCGTGCTGCAGGTCTGCGTGCCAAGGTCGACCTGGACAAGGGCTACTGGTGGTCGTCCTCCAACCAGGAAATTCTGGGTATCACCGGCGTGGAGCGCCAGCTGTCGGCCATGATTGACGATCCGCAGAGCGAGGTGAACCTGCTCAACGAACAGGGCATCACCACGGTCTTCAGCAGCTACGGCAGCGGCCTGCGTCTGTGGGGCAACCGTATGGCGGCATGGCCAACGGTCACCCATATGCGCAACTTTGAGAACGTTCGCCGTACCGGTGATGTGATCAACGAGTCCCTGCGTTACTTCAGCCAGCAGTACATCGACATGCCGATTACCCAGGCGCTGATTGATGCGCTGACGGAGTCGGTCAACGCCTACGGTCGCAAGCTGATTGGCGACGGTGCGCTGCTGGGCTTCAGCTGCTGGTTTGATCCGGCCCGCAACGAAGAGACGGAGCTTGCCGCCGGTCACCTGTTGCTGAGCTACAAATACACGCCACCACCACCGCTGGAGCGACTGACGTTTGAGACCGAGATCACCTCGGAATACCTGTTAACCCTGAAGGGGAATAGCTGATGGCAAAGATTGAGATCAACCGCATCACGAATGCCAACATCTACCTGGATGGCGCTAACCTGCTGGGCCGGGCCGAGGAGGTCAAACTGCCTGACGTCTCCATGACCATGCAGGAGCATAAGGCGCTGGGGATGGTGGGCAAGGTGGAACTCCCGGCAGGCTTCGACAAGCTTGAGGGCGAGATCAAGTGGAACAGCTTTTACCGCGACGCGATGCTGTCTGCCGCGAACCCGTATAAGTCGCTGGCGCTGCAGTGTCGCTCCAGCGTCCAGCGCTACAGTTCGCAGGGGCTGATTGACGAAATTCCGCTGGTCACCTTCCTGACGATCATGTTCAAGAAGAACCCGCTGGGGACGTTCAAACAGCACGAGAACGCCGAGTTCTCCAGTAGCTTCACCTGCACGTACATCAAGCAGGTACTGGATGGTGAAGAGCTGCTGGAGCTGGACTATCTGGCCAACATCTTCCGCGTCGGCGGCGTTGACCAGTTGACCGACTACCGTATCAATATCGGGGGGTAATATGGTGGTACCCAAAGTTGAGCGCAAAACGATAGACGACCTGGTAGCATCGCTGAATTATCAGACCCACCACTTTCCGGGCACCACGCTGACCATTGCTGTTGCACTGATGCCGGATGGCTTTATGGTCAGCAGTGGATTCAGCGCCACGGCGCATCCGGGGCTGTTTGATGAAGAGACCGGCAGGAAAGTAGCCATCGCTAAAGCGCAGCACAATGCGACTGAAGCGCTGTGGCAGTTTGAGGGATACAGGCTGAAGTCCCGGCTGGCATCGGGGAACCACGATGACCGTTGAGATCGAAGATAAAGGCGGGAACTGTGGTTCGATTGGCATGGGAAATGGCACTTGGTTTACCATCCTCGATATTCCGGGGGTGGAAAACCTTTTTAATACCCGTAAAACCAATGACCCGATTGACTGCACCCGCTCCAAAGCACGGAAGCTCGCTGACCTGATTGAGGCATGGGAGCCTCCTGACCACTGGTTCACCGGCATCGGCAAATCCGAAGGAAAGGCACTTCTTATCGCCTTCCTGCGTAACTGCAAAGGCTTTCGCACTCACTGATATCACAGGGGCTTCGGCCCCTTTCTTCTTAATCCCCTTTAATATCTGCCAGCCCCACCACCGGACATACTGCCCTGAACTTACACAGGAGCACGATCATGTCACAAACCCAATCCGATACTTTTAAGCTGTCTTACCCCTTCACCACAGCCGCTGGTACCAGAGTTGAGCAGGTTGAACTGAAACGCCTGACGGTCAAAGACCTGAAACAGGTGCGCAAAATCAGTAAAGACCCGGCTGACTGGGACGAACCGCTGATTGCCCGTAGCACCGGTATTCTTCCGGAAGACCTCGATAACATGGATCTTGCCGACTACATGGAGCTGCAGAAACGATTTCAGCAAGTCACTGGGCTGGGCAAGAGCGACGAAAACGCTGATGCAGGCACAGGGGCTGCTGGCGAGGTGGTTTAGATTTCAGCCGGGGGAGATTGATGCCCTCGATACTGACGATCTGGAGATGTGGCTGGAGCAGGCTGAAGAGCAAATCAGAAGCGAGTTCGGCGATAATCAGTAACTCCTCATCACTTAACAGCCGCTACTCGCGGCTGTTCTGCATGGCTCTCAGACATTTTCCTTCCGTTTTTCCGTTTTCAGAGGATAACCACCGTGGCCAGTGAATTTTCAGTCGGCGTCATTATTGGCGGCATTGTCGGGAGCAGCTTCCGTTCTGCCGTCAGCGGTACCCGACGCGCCCTTGATTCCCTGGGCGATACATCGCGTCGCCTGCAGGAACGCCAAAACGCCTTAACCCGTGCAACAGAACGCTATGGTCAGTTGGGTTCTTCCCGGATGCAGCGCCTCAACAGCGACCTGCTGCGGGTAAGCCGCACAATGGAGCAAATTGAGCGCCAGCAGCGCCGTCTGTCAGCAGTATCGGCCACCAGTGATGCGTTGAAAGCTAACCGCATGGCGCTCTATGGTCAGGGCGCAGAAACCTATGCCATCGGCAGAACACTGAGCGCACCAGTCATGGCCTCGGTCAAACAATATGCCTCGTTTGAATCCCAGCTACGCGATATCAGTGTCACCGGTGATTTGGATGCTAAACAGGAGCGTGCGATTGGTCTGGCGATAAGGCAGGCTTCGTTGAAGATTAACCAACTGCAGGAATCCCTGATGGGAGGCGTCGGACAGTTGGTTGCTGATGGCATGGCCCCTGAACAAGCGGCAACATTCGCTGAGATGCTGGGGAAAACAGCTACAGCAACTAAGGCTGACATGACCGATCTCGCCAAAATGACCTATGCCTTCAGCGATGCACTCAAAATTACTGACGCTAAAGAACTGGAGCAGGCATTTGGTATGGCGGCAACGGGTGCAAAACTCGGCTCGTTTGAGCTAAAAGACATGGCGAAGGCTCTACCGGGGATGACGAAAGCATTTGCGGCGCGTGGCATTACTGGAAAAGAAGCGATTATGGAGATCGTTTCAAGTCTGGAAGTCGGCAAAGGCAGCGGCTCAGCGGAAGAAGCTGTTACGAATATGTCCAACTGGCTGGCAGCTATGGGGCGAAACGATACCATTCAGAAATATGCCAAGGCCGGGATTAATTATCAGAAATCCATGCAGAACTTAGTCGCACAAGGATTCTCGCAGTATGAGTCCTCACTGATGATTGCCAACGCTTTTATTGACGACAAAGGCAAGACGTTTGTTCAGCAATGGGAGAAAGCTGGTGCTGTTGGTGATCGGGAAGGCCAGCAGAAGCTAATGGAGTCCTTTGGACTGGCAGAAGTATTCACGGATATTCAAACCGTCAACCATTTACTGTCGATGCGTCAGGGCTGGGATAAATATCTTTCCAATAAGCAGGAAATGAAAAGCCCTGCCGCCAAAAATACGTTGAGTACTGATTTTACAAAGCAAAATGATACTCTTGAGGCCCGTTGGCGCAGAACGCAGGTTGGGTTTAATGAGGCAGCCATCAGCATTGGTGAGTCACTACGTCCGGCCTTGATCCAACTGGGTGAGACTTTTATTCCTTTAATGGACAGTGTCGGCAAATGGATAGCGGCAAACCCGCAACTCGTCAGCGGTACCATAAAGGTTGTAGGAGCATTACTCGCTTTCAAGATGGCTACTATCGGTCTCAAGCTGGGGCTGAATCTCCTTATTTCTCCCTTTGTTAACGTCTGGAAAAATGCCGTTTTACTGCGGGCCAACTGGCTTCGGCTGACGCTTGCACTCGGTGAAGGCGGTAAGCTCCGCTGGCTGGTGACCGGCTTCAGCGCCGTCGCAAGAGGTGCCAGAACACTGGGTGGTGTGCTGTCAGGTGGGCTGGTTCGCGGCATTATGATCGCCGGGCGTGCCGTTCTCTGGATTGGGCGGGCACTGCTGATGAATCCCATTGGTCTTGCAATCACCGCCGTCGCGGCGGCGGCTTATCTTATTTATCGTAACTGGGGGGCTGTCAGCAGTTGGTTCAAACAGCGCTGGGCTGACATTAAAGAGGCTTTTAACGGCGGTATCGTGGGGATTGGTAAGCTGCTGATTAACTGG